GGGTGTACGGCAATGCTTGGGTGTACGGCGATGCTAGGGTGTCCGGCGATGCTTTGGTGTACGGCAATGCTAGGGTGTCCGGCAATGCTTGGGTGTACGGCGATGCTAGGGTGTCCGGCGATGCTTTGGTGTACGGCAATGCTAGGGTGTACGGCGATGCTAGGGTGTCCGGCAATGCTTGGGTGAAAAAAGATGATGATTACATGGTTATTGGTGGAGCTGGTCGTTACAATCGGTTCACAACATTCTTTAAATGCCGAGACAAAACAATCAAGGTAATATGTGGGTGTTTCTTTGGAACAATTATTGAATTCAGAGCAAAAGTAAAAGAAACGCATAAAGGGAATAAGCACGAAAAAGTATACTTAGCTATGGCGGATATGGCTGAATTGCAGGTAGGTAATGACGAGGTGGAAAAATGAACACAGTACAAATTTTAGGTAATTTAGCACGTGATCCAGAAGTGCGTTATACCCAAAGTGGTCGAGCGGTGGCCACATTCACAGTAGCAGCAACTAACACCTATATTGACTCCACAACAAATGAAACGAAAGAACAGACTGCTTTCGTAAATTGTGTGGCTTGGGGCAAGTTAGGTGAAGCAGTAGGCAACTACCGCAAAGGAAACCGCTTATTTGTAGAGGGGCGTATTCAAACACGTTCTTATGAAGATAGCAATGGACAAAAGAAATATGTTACGGAAGTAATCGCCGGTTTTATTGGCGTATCCGCATTGAATGATATGGCAGCGGAAAGCAATTTTGATAGTTTTGCAGATGATAAAGGCAACGATGAAAACGTTCCGTTTTAAGAGGTGAATAACATGGGAAAATATAAAATTATAGGTTACGTGAAAAGTGGTTTTGAAAAAATCGTAGAGTGTGAAAGTTTCGAAGAAGCAAATAATTTAGCGGATTTAATCGAAAGTACAAGCGATGTAGATAGTAGCGATATTAATGATTGGTTGGATGAGGTCGAAGTCGAAGAAGTGGAAGAATTGGAGGAGTAACAATGCTAGTTAAAGATGAAACAAAATATTGTTGGTGTGAGGATGTGTACGCTGGTGAACCACAAGATAGTATTGAAGATGCTATTTATGACTATATGGATTGTAATGGGTATGACGGATATAGCAGCCTAGAACGAAGTCAATTATTAGATAATGCAGTTGAAATCGGACACCCTTCTTATTTCATACCAGATGTAGATGGTGAACATGTAATTGAACATGTAATTAACTATATGCCAGATGAAATCTATGATCACTCAGAGGACTATTTGAGTAATGTTAAAGATGAGCATATTCAAGAGTTAAGCGAAGAATTAACAAAAGTGTTTAGGGAATGGGAAAGCCGACATGGCTACAAAAATACCGTGCATGTTGTGGAAGAAACAGAAACCTATAGTATTGAAGATTATGTAAAGGAGTAAAAATATGAATAAGATTGTATCCGCTTTATTGGTAGTAGTTATGATTGGTGCGGTTGTATGGAGTTTCGCATTTGGTGTTCCAATGTATATGGTCTGGCAGCAACAAAAAGCTGGTGAGGCTGAACTTGCTAGAGCCGAACAAAATAGACAAGTTGCAGTACTAGAGGCTAAGGCAAAATTAGATAGTGCTGAAAGCCTAGCACAAGCAGAAGTGAAACGTGCAGAGGGTACTGCAAAAGCCAATCAAATTATCGGTCAGTCATTGAAAGGTAATGAGGCATACATTCATTGGTTATGGGTTGACACATTGAAAGATAGTAAAGATCAAATCATTTACATTCCAACAGAAGCTGGTGTGCCTATTACTGAAAGTTTCAGATTAAAAGAAAGTAAATAGCCTATGCATATTTGGGGGTTGTTTGATGATGGTAACGGCTGCTATCGTCAAGCGGTAGATGAATACAACGTGAATATGGGGGGGGCGGCACACGATCACATCAATAGGCATTGGTGATGCGTGTATCAACCAAGACCTTGCAGTTAATACACTACATAAACCCACCGCACTATGGGAAAAGTTGGACAAGCTAGATAGACCAGATGTTATTCTAGCTAGTCCACCTTGTGAAAGCTGGAGCGTGGCAAGTGCGATGAAAGGTGGCAATGCGTGTTGGAAACAAGAAAAGGATATGACGATAAATCTATTTGGTGAGTATGAACAAGGAAGTAAATTCACAATCAGAAATCAAGCTGATTATGAAAATTACCAATTCAAGTATGATAAGTCATTCCTGACACGTATCAATGGTGAGATGTGTATCTACAATACCTTGAAAATCATTGAGCGGTATCAACCTAAAGTATTCGTGATTGAAAACCCAGCATATGGGCGGATATGGGAATACATAGCAAATGTGATAGGGTTTAACATTCTGTATGAAAATCTAACTTATTACAATAACTACGATTACCCAGTTAAGAAACCAACAAAGTTTGGCAGCAATATCGATTTGAAGTTATTAAAAGATAATGTTAGGAACAACATTAAATTTGAAAGTATGAATATCAAAGGTATTAATCGATATAACACAAGGTCGCATATTCCGTTGGAGTTGGTAAAAGATATTTTAAAACGATGTGAGCAATATGTAGAGGGGTGAGTGCGTGACAGAGCAAGATATCCAATACACATTAGGACAACATTTATTTCTTAAAAATGTATGTGTGCCTAATGTGTTAATGAGTGGTGTTAAGAAAGCGCCTTATGAGGCTGATTTTATCTACTTTAATCTTAATACATTGCACTTAACAGAAGTCGAAATAAAAACAAATATAAATGATTTCCGTAACGATTTTAAGAAAGCACGTTACCATGACAATCATAATGTTATGTATTTGTATTATGCAGTTCCTAGAAGTTTATATGATGATCATTGGGATGTAATTGATGAAATGCTTGGCAGTGCTGGGTTAATTCTAATTGATGAATATCAAAAAGCGTGTAATCAATGCTTAAAAGATGGTGGCGATGATGAATAGCGTTATATTGGATAGAATTACCAAAGAATACGAACAAGATTTATTAGAAAGCGCCTTAACGGTTGTTATTGACGACGAAATTATAAAGCCGGAATTAGTAGATAGCTGCATAGGCGCCGAATGGCATTACAACTTGATGTACAGGCGAAAAGATATAAATAAGCGTTCTTGTGCGGTTGCTATAACGCTAGAAAACTTGTACGGTCATGGCAACAGTTTAGAAAAGAACGTATATCTAATTAAAACAACGGCAAAACAATTGATGTTAGAAGGGGAATTATAAAATGACGAATGAGCAAAAATGGTTATTAGAGCAAATGTATAACGAAGGGTATAGGGATATCAAAATTGAAGGTGTGTATGCGTTCTTCGTAAATCCTACGTTCATAGAAAACGGTGGTAATTTCAAGATACGCGATCATACCCCAAGAATTCCATGCAAGGTGCTAGGGTTAAATCCTAATATCCGTAAATATTCTATAGCAGCGTTGCTGGGTATTGTGGAATGGGAAAATGTACCAGTTGATACTCCGGTTATCGCAAAGACTGCATTAAAAAAAATGAAACTTTATTTTGCAAAATACGAAAATGGGCGCGTACATTGCTTTATGAATGGTCAAACATCATGGAGTTATCAAGGTGATTTTTATTGGGTATATCCGAAAGATGATGTGTTATTGGCGGAAAGGGCATTAAATGAGTGTAATTGATATCACTTTAAAAGGACGCCCAGCAACTAAAAAGAATAGTGGCCGAATTATATCAAGAAACGGGAAACCTATAATAATACCGTCAGAAACCTATATAAATTACGAAGATTCTTGTTTATGGCAACTGACCGGAAAGAAATTTTATATATCTGGTATCGTAGTTGTTGAATGTAGGTATTATCTTCCTAATAAAAGAAGTTGGCCGGATTTAATAGGCTTACTACAAGCAACTAGCGATATATTAACAAAAGCCGGAGTTATCGACGATGATAAATGGATATGTTCATACGGTGAAAGCTGCATAGCTGGCATCGATAAAGAAAACCCGCGGGCAGAAGTTCGCATCATGGATAGGCGAAACGCCGTATTAGAACAACTTTTGAAATAGGGGGATATTAAATGGGTTTAATCTGTAAGTTAAAGAAGTTTGTATTTGGTCGTGAAAAAGAAAACACAATTAAGGTTAAACGGTTTATGCATGGCGTGTTGTTGCCTAAAATCGGTAGCGAAGATGCTGCGGGAATGGACTTTTATCAACCGGAAAGCATAACTATTGAACCACATCAAACGCAATATGTAACGCTAGGTCTAGCAATGGAAATTCCAAAAGGGTATATGTTAATGTTGGCGCCACGATCTAGCATGAGCAAAACTCCGTTAGTCGTTCCAAATTCGTTTGGCGTGATTGATGCAGATTATCGCGGTGAAATTAAAGGCATATTTAAAAATACCAGCGATGATGAGTATCTAATTCAAAAGGGCGATAGATTGTTGCAAGGTATACTTGTACCGGTTGGCGCATTAAAGTTGTTAGAAGTTGATGAATTAACAGAAACGGTGCGCGGTACTGGTGGCATTGGTAGTACAGGAAAGTAATAAAAGAGGTAAAAAATGATTAGAATTTTGGGAAAAACAGGAATTGAAGAATTAGAACAAAATTTAGCGGGTGTGAAGCAAACTGAAATTAAAGAGCCAGAATGGCAAACTCGGTTTAAAAAAAGAATATAGTGAATTGAAGGAACGATACAATAAACTTCATAAGATGTTAGTTAAACACGATGCAGGAACATTAGAATTCAAGCCCACTTGCCCTATTGAATTATTACGCAAACAAAAAGCCACTATGGGGGAATATCTAAATATTCTTGAAATTAGAGCGGAAATTGAAAAAATAATGTTGTAGGCGAAAGGGGAAATGTATAATGCCTATTATTAATCCGATGTATCTGTATTTGATTGAGGTACTACATAATTTATATGCGTTAAATCAAATTGTATTTTTTATATTGTCAATGCTTGTATGTTTTCTGGTATTTTTATATTTTGTTGAAGATGAAGCTAGGGAAAAAATACAAGCTAATAAATCAAAGGTAATATTATTATTTATGGTTTTTATTGGTAGCGGATTAATAGTGGTGTTAGTACCTACCAAAGATGCTATGTATAAAATGCTAATTGCTAGCTATGTAACAACTGACAATATCCAAATCGTGAATGATGCTATCAAAACCAATTTACAGGACTATTTAAATATGTTAGGGGAAACAGTTAAGAACATGAGATAAAGGGGAATATATGACAGATAAAGAATATAGAGAGTTAGCCAAAGAGTACCTAGAACCGATTAAATTAATCACAATGAAAATTAAATCATTGAAAGAAGATCTAAAGCATTTGCAATCCGATATAACAACAATCGGGGCAATTGATTATAGTAAGGAACGTTTAAGTGGTGGCGGAACACCGGGCGGGTTAGACCGTCAAATAGTACGTCTTGAAAGTAAGCGCGATGCAACACAGAAGGAAATAGGGGCGTTAATTGATGAACGGGAAACCGCAGCAGATATTATCAACACATGCACTAGCGGAAAAGAAAATATACTATTGATGCGTGAATATGTTGACGGCAAAAGTGCTAAGCATGCTAGATACTTTACAGATTTAGAAAAGTCGCAAGCAAGTGAACTAAAGACGGCTGGACTCATCAAAGTAGGGTATTATTTGCACCATACATATTACCCTAGCATGCATACCGCTAAAACGGTACAAGTCGGAATATATCGGACTATATCGGAAACATGCGGAAAAGCATAATATAGTATAATTATAGTGTCATATGTAGCTTTGAACGACATTGACTAAATTCTCCTATTAAACATGCAACACCGCGGGGAACTATAAACGTTCCCCTTGTGTGTTGTAAACAGATACCGGCGTTAAATTCCTTTCACGAACACATGCCATTTGAGATACGATCCTTGTTAAATATGTACTTCCTAATATCATAACTACTTGTACGATTTCATAGATTGCCGGTATTTGTTTAGAACATACAAACAAAATGAATAAAACCAAAATAAAATGGGGTATATCCACGGCGATATATCCCATTTCTTGTATAAAAGAAACATTTAATTATTGAAAGCTGAACATGCTGCATGCGTTTTATACCAGATGTAGAACGTAGGAAACTTTTAATTGCCAGCGTGTTTGGTTTTGAGTAATTAAAAAAGCCGCTATTTTCTAGCGGCTAACATATGGCGTATTTGATTATTCATTTCTTGTTGGTACTCTTTTACTGATTATTCAAATAGGAAAGCTATAGATTGTTTTGTAAGATTGCTGGAAGTAAGAACAACTTCATCGTTTACCATAAAAGCTTTTAAAGGTGGTTGAGATTTTAAGAAGTTGTAAACCTCTTCTTCTGTAATGTTGCATTTAAGAATTTCGCATGTGATGTAATCTTCAACGTCATAAAGTTTTTTAGTCATTTGCATTGTTTTATTCTCCTATTTATTCTTTTGAATTGCGGACAACATTTTAACCGCCATATTGATTACATATTTAGGGGCGTTAGAACCGTATTCCCAATCTTGGAAGGTGCGGAGCGGCATTTCTAAATATTCAGCCGCAGCCTTTTGAGTGAGACCCGCTTTTAAACGGGCCTCTTTTATTTTGTTGTTTGAAGTGGTCATTATTCAATCTCCTTATTCGTAAATATGAGTTGCAATAACTTGATTGTTGTTGTCTAGTAATTGCCATTCAAAACCGAAACTCATTGTACTGATGAAGTTAGAAACATCTGTTTTAGTTTCAAATTTCCATGTTTTGTTTGTGCTTAAGTCTTTTAATGTGTACATTTTACTTCTCCTTGTGATTAACTATTGGGGTTCGTTCCCCTTACCTTGATTAGAGTATAACACGGTTACCGCGACGCGTCAACCGTATTTTTAAAATTACACGAAATGTGAAATATGATTATTTGAAAGGATAGCAATATGACGCAAATTCATTGCGATAGAAAGCATTGCTTAAACAATGATAAGCACGGCATATGTACGGCTGAAACAATCGAATATAACGGACGATGCCAAACATATTGCACTAGCCAACACGCATCTAAGCAAGCGGCTGGAATATGTCAGCGATCACATAGGCGTATGAAAGCAAAAGACAATAACATTCTAAAATGAGGGGGTGAATATCAATGAACTATATGCCTAAAATTAAAAAAGTAATTACGGCATTACAAGTTAAAAAGGGTTTAAGGTATGTTATTGATACTCGCCAATCATGGAGCAAGTGGGATAAGCCATTTAAAGTATATATTGTAAGTCGCATGTATAGCGAAGCAGAATACGCAAGAGCGTTTCCAGAGAAGTATAAACAAAACCCATTCAAAGAGGGGCAGTTATTTAAAAAAGTGGCTGAATACGATACATTAAAGCCACATGAGTTGTTATTATATCTAGTTAATGTGTTGAAAGGTGGTGAGCGTAGTGAGTGATATTAAATTAAAACCTAAAGAGTTAATATTTGCAGAAGAATGGCTAAAGACTACGAATGCCACACAATCAGCGATAAAGGCTGGTTATAGCGAACGAACGGCGTATTCGGCTGGTAGTCGACTGTTGAAAAAAGTTGACGTAAAACAATATATAGACGAACGACTAGCAGAAATGAAAGAAAATAGCATCGCTGATACTGACGAGGTAATGCAGTTTTTATCTAGTACGATGCGCGGTGATATTCCAGACCAGTTTGGACTAGATCCGGCGTTGAATGATAGGCTAAAAGCAGCTGAATTGATTGGCAAACGCTATAAGCTATTTACAGATAAGCAAGAAATCAGCGGAACAGACGGCGAAGCTATCAAGGTAGTATTTACCGGAATGAATAAAGAATAACGGAGAATTGTATAAAACTATCAAGAAATGGGGTATATCCACGGCGATATATCTCATTTTTTGTATAAATCTATCAAAATGGAAATAACGATTGACTATAAGCCAAACGAAAAACAAAATATATTCCACAATACAATGGCACCGTATGCGGTGTATGGTGGCGCTCGTGGTGGTGGAAAAACAAAGTCATTGATTATGGACGTGTTCATTTACGCTTTGACCTATCCTGGTAGCCATTGTTATATATTCCGTGAAACATATCCAAATTTAGAAGCTAACGTTATCCGTGAATGGATACGAAGCGTACCGCCGGAATTATATAAGTATTCCGACCAGAAACACATAGCGACATTAAAGAATGGCAGTCAAGTATTGTTCCGTTATGTGAAGAATGACAAAGATGCCGAGGGTTATCAAGGTCAAGAATTTGATTATCTAGGAATTGACGAATTAACCAAACATACGGAACGCACGGCCGAATTATTAACGGCTTGCCTTCGTAGTGCCAAAGGGTTCCCTGTTCGTTTTCGTGGTAGTTGTAACCCCGGTGGCCGTGGGCATGGTTGGGTGAAACGTAAATACGTAGAAGCGACAGATTACGGAGAGAAAACTGTGATAGATCAGACCACAGGACTTGAAAAAGTATTTATTCCGGCTCAGGTATACGACAATTATGTATTAATGAAAAATGACCCTAACTATGTAAAGCGTTTGGAAGCATTACCAGAACAAGAAAAAAAGGCGTTCTTGTATGGTGATTGGGATGTATTCATTGGGCAAGTATTCACCGAATTCAATCGAAGTGTACATGTAGAAGAACCTTTTGAAATTCCGCAAGGCTGGACGCGGGTTCGTTCAATGGACTGGGGTTTTAGCAAACCGTTTAGTATACATTGGTACGCTATTGATTATGAAGGTGTAGCGCATTGCTATCGTGAATATTACGGTTGCACAGGTGAGCCGGATGTGGGTTTGAAACTAACACCGGATGAAGTCGCCGCCGAAATGGCTAGATTAAGCGAGGGTGAAACCTATGCATATGATATAGCCGATAGAGCGATATGGCAGAAAGACGACCGCATGAAGTGGAGTATTCAAGGTGAGTCTATCGCGGAAATATTTGCACGTCATGGAATTAACTTTACTCGGTCTAATTCTGAACGCATTCCGGGCAAGATGATGGTTCATACCTACCTAAGGGAGAAGAAAATCAAATTTTTTTCCACGTGTAAGCATATTCTAAGAACACTACCGGAATTAGTATATGACGAAAGCAAGCCAGAAGATGTGGATACAACGCAAGAAGATCATGCGTATGATGAGTTTAGGTATTTTTGCATGAGTAGACCTATCACACCTAAGAAACCGGAGAAACCATTTAATGATGGTTATAGATATGATGATGATATAGAAGGGGAAGGTACTGCATGGGGCGTATGAGTGAAAAGGCGTTACGAGATTACGCCTATAAGGTGTTGAAGTCGGAATACGGAGAACGTGAAGAAAAGGGCGTTATTATTCCGGCAAAATACACTGATGCGGAATTGGCGAAATTTGCGCAAGCTATGCCGCAATGGCAAATAGAACAAATGTACGATATGATATATGGTTCTGAAATGGTGGAGTAATGGATATAGAGCAAACATTTGATATATATGAAGCAAAAAACAACGTTAAAAAAGCATTAGAAGCCACGTCAGATTGGCGCAAGGCTGCTGCCGAGGACTTCGCCTTTATGCAGGGCAAACAATGGGAAGATGCTGATTTAACTAAAATGCGTGAAGCTGGACGGCCAGCGATTACGATTAATAGAATTAGACCGGTTATTAATCTGTTATGTGGATACGCATCGCAGAATGAAACAGAACCGGATTTCTTGCCACGTAGCGAAGAAGATGACCGCATCAGTCGAGTGGCTAAAGGTATTACAAAATACTGTTTAGACCGTGCGAATTATCAAAGAAATAAGGGCAAATGTTTTAGGGATAAGATTATTTGTGGCTTAGCCAATTACTGGGTATCTTACGAATTCGACTATACGAAGTTAGAAGGCACAATTCAAATTGAACGTGTTTCTCCGTTTGATGCGTTTGTAGATCCCGAATGTAAAAAAGATGATTTAAGCGATGCTCAATATGTTGGCCGATATAGTTGGGAAGGTACGGCGAAATTAAAGCAAGTATATCCGGATAAAGCCAATGAAATCGATACACTTCGACATAAATATGATGATACCGAACAGGAAGCCGGCGTTATTGAAACGGTAGACGGTGAGGCCCTTTGGTATAACAATAGCTACAATAAAATTCGTGTAGTGCAATATTGGTATAAGGAATACGGCAAGAAACATGTATTCATGACAAAAGAGGGTTTGGTTGATGAAGAAAACCCTTTGTTTACCGTATTAATGGCTATTGGCAAAAAGCCTACTAGCATACCAGATACTAAAATCAGATATGCAACATTCGCCGATGATGTTCTCTTAGAAGAGGGCGAAAGTCCTTATAAACACGGTAAATTCCCATTAGTGCGTGAATATTGTTACTATACCGGTGAACTAGCAGATGATGAACTAGAACCGGCTGGCGTAGTGCGTGATATTAAAGATGCACAAAGGGAATTAAATAAAAACCGTAGCCAACGCATGCATGTTGTTAATCAGCAAAGTTTAGGCGTTAAGTTCTGGAGTGGTGTCACAGATGATAGCTTTAAAAAGATTATCAAGCGTGATAGCAATAAACCGGGTGCGAACATCTTCTTGCCGTCAAATGCAACATTCCAAGACGGAACGCCGGCAATGGATAGCAATATCAATTTAAGCCTTGAACAACAGGCAAGTAATGATTTCTATTCTATCAGCGGTATCACTCCGGAAAGTCTAAGCGGTAGCGTAGGCACTATGAGTGGCAAGGCAATCGACTTGCGGCAATCTGTAACAACAGTTCAAACGGCTGGCATATTTGAACAGGCGAAAGAAGCAGAACGGCAAATTGTAAAACTCTTATGGGGTGAAAAGAATGCTCCGGGGTTAATTCCTCAATTCTATAATCAAGATAAAGCAATGCGCATCATGGGCGATGATGGACAAAAGGAATTTGTACAGATTACACCGGGCCTTAATCAACCAATGCAAGAACAGGTTATAACTGATGCACTAGGTCAACCGCAATTAGACCAAGAAGGTAACCCAATTAAACAGGTGCTATATGATCTAAGCTGCTTTGATTTTGATATTGTGATTAGTACAAGCCAAGCAAGCGCAACGGCAAGACGTGCTAACCTTTATCAATTATTGGAAGCTAAGAAATCCGGCGTTGATATTCCTATGGATATTATCCTTGATTTTATGGATTTCCCAGAAAAAGAAACCGTCAAGAAACGTATTCAAGAAGCAAGCGAAAAGCCGGCTATGCCAGAATTGCGTGTTAGCGGTAGCCTAGATGATATGCCAGCGGAAGCATTGAGCATGTACTTACAAACGCTAGGGGTTGAGATTTCACCGCAACAAATCATGGCGGAACGGTTAGCCTTGAAAGGTAAACAACAAAACATTCAAAATACACCGCAAATTTTGCCACCTATGAACGATTTAGGCACTATGTAATATAAACTATCAACACAATAATAAAACGCTCCTATATGGGGCGTTTTTTGCATTTCGCCCTAAGCAATGGCGTTAAACTACTTGTACGTATATACTCGCCCGGTAATGGCGTTAAACTGCCATATTCTTATATTCGTCCAGCAATGACGTTAAAAGGCAAAGGAGTATTTGATATGGAAAAAGATTTAGTAAACATCGAAGAAGCTGGTTTCACTCCGGAAGATTTAGAAAACGCGGGCGTAGAACTGGAAGAAACAACCGAAGAAACGAATACACAGGAAGGTGTGAACGATGTTCCCTCTACTGAAACACCGGAAAATGATGCGAATGATGCGGGAGTAGAACCGGAAGCGCCAGAAACAACCGAAGAAACGGAAGAAACTCATGCGAACGATCAGAACTTAAAAGCGGCACTTGCACAGGAACGCGCAAGACGAAAAGCGGCGGAAGAACGTGCTAGACAATACGAAGCACAACAAAAACCGATTGAGTTGCCGCAAGAAGAAGTATCAAATATTCGCGACTTCGTTCGCCGTGAAGCATTGAAACGTTTCAATATGACGGCGGAAGATTTAGAAGGTTTGATGTACGAAGATGCTGAAAAGTACAACGAATTCATTCGCTTTGAAGCTAACGCAGAATATGCAATTACTAATCAGCAAATTGCAGTACATCAACAACGGCAAAAAAACGTAAATTTTGTGAATGAAATTAAATCGCTACCAAACTTTAATGAGTTGTATCAACGTGGTGTAGAAAAGTTAAACGGAATGACGATGCGTGATGCACAACCTGTCAACGATGCTTTTTATCGTGTTGATATGGGCGAAGGTACAGAAGCCGATTTTGAAACCATTAGAAAATTTGTTGATGAATTGCAAAATGAACGGGCAACAAGTACCGAAGTACCGAACAACCCACTAGAAGTAGCGGCGACATTGCCTAAGGCTGGCGCACTCAATGGTGGCGTTCCTACACCTAACAAGGTAACGGAAGAAGATATTTTGAAAGCGTATGACACAGGCAATCTTGATGCATTGCCGGACGATGTACGCAAATATTTTGACGAATTATAAGAGGTAATATATGGCAGAACAAAGAAATCAAGTAACTATCCCAGCGGCGTTAGTCCCTAAGATTTGGACTAAAAAGGTATGGCATGAAGGTTTGAAAGAGTCTTTTTTCGATAAATTCACGGCTCTTGACGGATCTAATGTAGTACACAAAAACAAAGACCTTACAGGCGTAAAAGGCGATGCAGTTACATTCGGCTTGATGATGAATTTAAGTGGTGCCGGTGTTGAAGGTAACCGTGCGACATTGACTGGTAACGAAGAAGCATTAAATATCTATGATTTCACAGTTACAACTCAATTAGTACGTAATGCGGTATCTCGCTTTGAAGCGGACGACCAAAAAACACAATACGACATGTTGAAAGAAATCAAAGGTGCCTTGAAGCAATGGTTAGCTGATTGGCAAGATAACAAGTTAATCGCTAAACTTTCCGCATCTCCTACCGCTGGTGAAACGCTTTATGCATCTTCCGCCGGTACGCAAGCATCTATTACCGCAAACGATAAGTTGACTACTACACTCATTTCTCGTGCTAAACGTAAAGCACAAATGCACGGCCCTAAAGTGCAACCGATTAAAGTTGACGGCATGGACAAATTCATTATGTTGGTTTCTCCTTGGGCGGCTCGTGATTTGAAAGATGATGATAAGTGGCTTAAAGCGCAACAAAACGCTAATGTGCGTGGTTCTAAAAACCCTATCTTCACAGGTGCGTTGGGTGAATATGACGGCGTTATTTTGTACGAATATGAACGTGTATTGAACGACAAAACAGGTGCATCTAGCGCCAACGTATGCCATAACTTGTTGTTAGGCAAACAAGCGGCATGCTTTGCTGTATCTCGTCCGGCGAAACATATCAAACAAGTGGACGACTACGGCAACGTAGAGGGCAATGGTATTGCTTTCTATGGCGCAATCGAAAAATCCAAGTTCAATAGCAAAGATTACGGCGTAATCAATGTTATGACTGGTGGCGTAGTAGAAGCGTAATTATGATAGGCGGGGAAACACCCGCCTTTATTCTTATATGGGGTGAATATGAACGTAAAACAACTCATCAATAGGGCGTTCATGCAAATAGGCGATACCTCGCAAGAACAATATACTCCGTATTACTTATTGGAGTATTACAACGAAGGTAATCACTTGTTAAATGCCCTAATCGGTCAATATTGCCCGAGCCTTGCAACAGGCACGTTTGAAGGTACTGGACGTGGACGGATCACATTGCCTTTTCAATGTATCAGCATATTAACTGTCAAGGCAGATGATGCTGAAGTACAAGGGTACCAAGTATTAAATTTACAAACGGTTGTATTTGATGCGGACAAAGAGCAAAAAATCACCGTTGATTATATAAAGACTGCTGGCTACAAGATGCTTGAAGATGATAGCGGACTACCGGCAGAACTTGAAACATTGTTAGTCGATTACATCGTATATCGTGTGATGAACCTTGATATTTCTGGAATTTCAGCAAATATGGTTAGTGCGTTGCAATCAATTAATAATGGTTTAGGTAATAATAATTGTGTAATTGCGGAAGGGTATTGGAATTATGGTCGTAAGCGAATTGATTACTCTTGTTAATGTAGAGTCAAACGAAATTCTTGATGAACAACTAGAATATATCCAGTACATTAACGCAGCGATTGACTGGCTAACGACTATCCTAGTTAGTATCAAAGATAGAGAAGTAGTTAAGAATATGGATATACAGGATAAAAGGGCGGTTCCTTCCGATTTTATGGGGTTCGTTCCTAAAACTGGCTATCCTATCCGCATCATAAACGGAACATTCGAAACCTATGACGGTGAAACGGTTAATCAAGTATTTTATAGCGTAAGGAAAAATCACATTGATGATTTAGACGACACTATTCCGTTTTCCGAATTCTTTCATAGTTATCTAGTGCAATTAGTATCTTTCATGGTGAAGAAAAAATCACTCATGACTGATTATGCTGCATATGATAAGACGTTTATCGATTACATCACAGAACAAATCAAAGTGGCACGGGGTATCACATAATGGGCGTTAAACAAGTAGCCATGACAAATGGTTTTAGATTGGGCCTTGATTGGAGCAACCCGCCGGAGAATATCGACGTACAAGCCTTGACACAGGCTAGACAATGCGAATTTGATAGAACGGATAATGCACTTCGTACCGTTCCGGGTGTTCGTGTGTTGTATGATTTCGGATTACCGGTAGAAACGCTATATTTCGATGTCTATCGTAACAAATGGTACTTTTCTAGTGGTAGAAATTTATATTCTACTGATTTCAATACTAATACATTGCTAGGTACGTTAAACGGCACAGGAGAGCCAAAATATCATGCATTTGGTGGTGATATTCTTATTGCTAGTGGTGATAAATTACAAGTTATCTCCGGTGCTGGTAAATTGGCTACTATCGAAAGTCCTGTATGCGATATAGTATCAAGCCATTCTGGACGTGTACTCGTTGCATCTACTCATTCACACCGGTTAAACTGGTCGGCCGTAGGCGACTATAACGCATGGACTCACAACTCAAATGATGCATCTAGTGCGCAGTATGTAGACGTTGGATATAAAGACCAAGGCAGCATTATCGCCGTTGATTTCTTATCACGTGCAATTATCGTATATAAGGAATATGGGCGTGTGTATCAAGTTGTTGGCACGCCAGATGCAAGGAATTTAACGGTATACCCGCTTTCCTCTACTGGTTATTGTAGTGGTGCAACGGTGAGTGTTGATGATCGCAGTTATTATTTAGGCAATCAAGGGTTTATGTCATTTATGCCTACTAACACCTATGCAGAAATTCAACCATTTGAAACAGGGTTGAACATCAACTCGTATCTATTGAAATACATTACAAAAGATTGTGATGTATGGCATATATCCAGTCGTAAACAAATGTGGATTAAGCCATATAACGGTGATACAGTATTTATCTATCATTACTTACCACGCTATGAGGACGGTCGAGGTGTGTTTACATCAAGAAAATTTACACACAACATCAATGATGCGGTGAATGTAGATAAAGAAGTATACATTGCATACGGAAATAAAATCGGCATCCTAGATGAAACCATAGATACAGATGATAGCGTACAAATTCAAACGTCAATAGTAAGCGGCAATAGATTGGCAACAAGACAATTCATATTAATTATGAATTATAATTTTGTAACGCATAATCTTATTCCTGGCTATGGCACTATTGGCATTTCTAATAAGAAACCTAAGCCGATTGAATTCGCTAGTAAGGCAGTTAAAACCTACTATGCGAACTTTAAGACTTACGATTATAAAGCGTTGATGAATGTCAATGAATATACAAAGGCTTATAAGATTGGTGGCGGTGCAAATCGTAATGTACAATTCAAAATTAATGTTCAAAAGGGCGCTATTTCATTACGCCAGCTAGATTATACGTATGAAGAGGTTTAACAATGGCATATAAAGAAAAATACCCTTTGGATATTACGCCACAGGGTGATACAGTACCGGAAAGTATACAGAAAAACCGAAATGAAATATTGAACATCGCACAAAATATGGAACTAAAAGCCGGTGGCGGTAGTTCTGGTGGTGGCGGTGGACTACGTAATCGGTTGTTAAGCGGCAATGTAAGCAACGGTAAATTTTCCTTCTTAACTGGGGATAATTTAAGCGTAATGATTGACGGCAGTCAAACACCTGTTCTATTATCATTCGCTGACGGATTTAACGATTTTGGTGCAGTTGATTATATAGCCACTATCAATAGAAAGCAAAGTGCATGGAGTTTGCCAGCTAACAGTACATCCTATTTATATGTGGAACGCTCCGCATCTGGTGGACTGACCTATGGTAGTACAACGCTTGAACCATTACGCCAACCAAATGCACCAGAAGCGGCAACAGATAAGATGTACTATAATACGACAAGCGAAAAAATGTATGTGTATACCGGTACTTATTGGAAAAACACGTTACGCGTAGTAGTAGCGATTGCCGTTACAGATGCCACACGTGTAAAGTCTATCAAGTATTATGATCCAAATGTCAACACTGCAACTGATGCGGTAATTGGCAAACGTACTGTAGACGGTAAGGACTATGCATTAACTGAAATACTTAATGCGTTAGCTGACACGATTAAAAAAATAGCTGGTGATGATACATTCACCACTAATCCAACAACAACCCTAAAAGCAATTTCTCAAACAATCAAAGATTTGGAAAATATCTATTACAAGAAAACGGATACGGTAAACGAAGCTAAACATGCAACTAATGCAGACGAAGCCAAACACGCAGCAAATGCGGATACGGCAAAAAATGCAGAAGCGTGTGTCAAAAAAACAGGTGATACCATGACCGGTACGTTAAGGGTTCCGGGCCTTGCTAATGGTTCGATTGATTTAGATTATTACTCTAAAAATAAAATTGGTTATAGTGGATTTACATTTGGCGAATGTAACAACTACAGTATATGGGGTTCTGCATACTGGGGGACTGGTGCTATATTCTCATGGAATGCAAATGATAACCGCGTATTAGGTACTCAACTTTATTTTGCCAACAGTAGTGCGGCGTTTATTCGGTTTGATACCGATTCAAACACAGCTGCCGAATGGCAACGCATCGCAACGTTTGAGAATAATAACACGCTAACATTCCCAAATGGCGCTAAGTTGAAGGTGGAATAATATGCCTAATCTAGTACTAGAAAAGAACGGCCAAACATTCCGGTTCGGATTACATGATAATAAGAATGTAACACACGGTAAGTATATTACTGTTCCGTTTAACGGGCGTGATTATTATGCGCGGTATGGTGATACACCAACACCTCTTAAAGTCGAAAAAGGCGGCCGAACGTATTACATTCAATATGAACCAGTTGATTTTGTAACGGTTTCCGAACAACTTAACGCCACAAACAACGAAAGCAAAACGCTTAATGTTTATTTCTCTAAAGGTAACTATAGAGTTTATATGCGGTTAAGTAACAGTATTGAACGTGAAATAAACGTAACAAAAGACGGCGACATGCAAATACAAGCAACTGTAACAACATCTCCGAATGGATACGCAAAAAGATTTTCATTAAAAATTGGCGATGTATTCAGCGAAACTATACAGAATGCAGAAAATAACGCATATTTCACAATCGAACGAATAGGGGAATAACAATGCAGCTTGATAGCTTAGAACATATGATAAAAGACTATGAACGGCGCACGGGCGAACGTATCAGCCTTGAAGGTTTTTATTTCGATGAAAACAACAATTACAAAGATAAATATAACTACTACTTTAAATGGTTTCCTAATGCGGGTTTCTTATTCTGGACTATCAACGAACATGAGGGCGAAAGGTATTTTACTATCTGGCAAACATACGGAGATATGAAAGTAATAGGTAAATACATTGTTGAAGTAATGAAGATGAATGATCTTGATGTAATTGTAACGGCTACACATCGTAGTGTGCGTGGGTTCATTAAAAAGTGGAATATGGAACGTGTTCCGCATATGGACTACACCTATAACGGTTTTAATTACAAAGTATTAAAAACAAAGCGTGAGCATTTGGAAGCTACTTTGTAGAAAGGAAAAGCATGTTTACATTTGACCTGCAATTATTTGGTGGCGGTAAAAAATCAAAGGTACAAAGCATAGGCGCTAACTTACCACCAGCCGGCCCCGAAGAAAAGCAACTCTTACAAGGGCAAATGGATTGGATAAATAGAACCAATCAAAGTGCCAATACCTTGCAAGGTATGGGCGATAGAGCCTTAAATAATGTAATCACCCCGCAATATCAGCAAATGTACAATGAATATTTGGGAGCCAATAAAGGCAACCAAAATGCACTTGCTGCATTGCAAAATCAAGTAGCAACAGCTGGCGCAAGAAACCTAACGGATAATACAAGATATGCTAATCAGTTAGGGGCCAGCGTTGATGCTATGAACAATGGAGCGGGGCAACTAGCGAATGAATACAACGGCGCATTGCTCAAAAATCAAAACGCAATGGATAGCATCACGAAAGGACAACTTCCTACGGCTTATGCAGATGCTAGACGACAAGCGTTAAATAATGATTTACAGGCAACTGTAGGTAATGCTGTTTCTGGCTTAGCAAGTCGCGGTATTGTTAATTCTTCAATCACAGATAATGCATTGAACGATATTAGCAAGAACGCATCCAATACACTTGCGGCACAATATGCAAATGATTTGAACCAAGCAGCAGCACTTAATTCGCAAGCATTTAACAATAGTTTGAGTGGTATCGGTGCAAAAATGGGGTTGTGGGGTAATACCTATAACAACCAACAAAACGGCATCGTAAATCAAGCAAACTTGTTAAATCAAGGGTACACAAATCAAATGAATAATGCCGGTACTTCGGCGGGCCTTATCGGTCAACGTGAAGGGTTAGCGCAAAACCCTATTAATACCGGCGCAACGACACAAAGTGCATCTACTCAACCGGCTAAAGATTACTATTCTATGAGCCAACTGAATAATGCGGATCAAGAAGATTTATTAAACAGATATATGACATTACGCTATGGACTTGCGCAACCAGCACAAACAATGGTTAAGCAAGGTTCCGGCGGTTTCTTTGGAGGTCTTATGAAAGGTTTTTGCTTCGTAGCAGGTACAGAAATTGCAACACCAGAAGGTGGAAAAGCAATCGAAACATTTGTAAATGGTGATAAGGTAATCACATTAGATGCGGTTAATGATGTAATTGCATTGCATGATATGGGCGAAAAGGAAACACATCGCCTTGAAACGATTGATTGTAATGTTGTTACCACAGGTAGTGAAAAAGTATTAACTCCGGAAGGTCTTAAATTGGTCGAAGAACTCGCAATCGGTGAACCAATTATGACGGTACATGGCTATCAAGTTGTTACAGTATGTGAACCAACCGGCAATACTGAACAGGTATTTGAATTGCAATGTACTGGTGATAATCTCTTCTATGCTAATGGTATTATGGCAGAAGGCATTAATGAAGCAGAATTGAAAGCGATTGCAGATGCAAAGAAACCATCTGAAAACACCGGCAAAAAAGACGATAAAGGAACCGGTGAGGGAACAGATGAAACAAACGATCCCACAGATAAAAACCCGGAAGATACTGACGAAGTAACAACAAAGAAAACTTCCAAAGGTAAGAAATCGGAGAAAGTAGAGGAATAACACAATGAGCGTTATTTATTTACAAGACTATAACCCGTGGGAAAGCATCGGTGAATTGGCTGGTCGATACGGCGGGTATCGTTTAGGTCAAATTCAGAATAACCGCATGGCGCATGGATACCAAGATATGCTAAACGGTGGCGAACAGGCGACACCGGCACAACAAATGGCAAGCCAAATGCCAACGCAAGGACAATTTAACGCTGGACAGTTTATTAATAACGCTATGCGTAATAATTCCTTCGGTGCGCAAGCAGTGGCGAATAATCAAGGATTATGGGGCGGTCAAAATCCGGCAGCACCAGCACAACCGATGCAAGCTAACACAGATGCACCAGCCGCACCAGTTCAACCACCACAACAAAATACAGGGTTATGGAACTTTGAAAGCCTAAATAATACTGGTATTGGTAATGGTGTACCGCAAACGTATCAAGAAATGATGCAACAAAGGGCAAATAACCCTTTTCGTGGGGCGCCCAAATTGGTAGAAAGTGGTAATGCCAACGAGGATAAAGCGCCGGGCCAATATTCCATTCCAGACAAAGCGACTGTAACAAATGAAGCACGTAAAAGACTAGGGGCGAATACTCTCGCCCTTGTCAAAGCTGGTTTTGATTTCAAGACGGCGCAAGGTTTAGCCAACGAACAATATCAAACCGATATTAACAATATGTATACACAACAAGTCAACGAATATCAAGAAAAAGTGCTTGAACCGATGCGGCAACAAATCTTAAACAATCTTGTGTTTACGCAAGATAAAGACGGCAATCCAGTTGTAGATACCTATAACACGAAACGGGTTAAAGGACTGGCGCCGGCAGTTGCTAGATATAACTATCTAGCCGGAAAAATCGGTGCTAATACGATTGATATGAATAACTTGAATTCTATTGCGGCTCTTGATAAACCGGATTATAAATTCGCATCCGCTCAAAACGGCCACATTGTACGTTACAACATGGGCGACGGTACTATTCAAGATATGGGCGGTTATGGCAAGGTTGAAACAAAACAATTTGCGAACGGCCAAGTTATCGTAATGACACCAGACGGCCAAATGAAAAATATTGGTAATTTCGGTGCGAAGAATATCAAGGTTATGCCGGACGGTAAAACGTATATTGTTGGCACAGACGGCAGCATGAAATATGTAGGCACACATGTAAAACCACCTACCGCATCACAAACAGGTACAAGCGGATATAATGCACAGGTATTAAGAACACTATCGGCGCAGCATACTGCATGGGTTAAGGCTAACCCAGATAAGGACGAAAGCGAAAGTCCTTATTATGGCAAATTACAAGGTGCATTAAGCGGTGCGCCTACTGGCGGTGGTGCTGGAACGCCAACTGTTAAACGGCAACCGACATATTCAAGCGAAGAACAGGCAGCAGTAGCCAAGCGAATGAACGAACTATCAGCGCAAGGCTGGAGCGATGATCAGATAGCGGCTGAACTTGATGCGGCCGGATACGGCAATTATAAATCGTGGTTAAAATCTTATTAATAAAAGGGGTAGACTATGGGTGCGTTTGATGATATTACGAACCAATACGGTAAGGCAGCTGGAAACGGTAACGCCTTTGAAGATATAACAACCGAGTACGGTTATGACGTAGGCAACGCGCCCAAGCCTACGTTTTGGGATAGCGTTAAAAATAATGCCGAATACGTTGCTAATGGCGTTAAAAACAATATTGAATGGATTGATAAAACCGGTAAAGAAATTAACGACAATGTAGGTAATACATTAACAAATTGGAAAGATGATGTATTAAATAAAACAAACAATCTAGGCAGGGAGTATTCAAAAAGTGCTGCTAATGCCATTGAAGCAAATGGAGATAATTTTTCTGCGTTTGACGATAACGGCGACTTTATAGAAGAACATGCAACACCGGGCCTAAACAAAGCAAGAGCAGAAGCATACAATGTCGCAGTTGGCAAGCCGGCTGGATATCTAGCAATTACTCCGTATGTTCCACCACAGGTGCGAATAGCTGCGGGCGTCCTTGCTGCGCCTACGATTGCAAGTGATACGGCGGAAATGTATAACGCCAACGCAACAGCAGAAAACGAAGGAACGGCACCAGAAGGAATTTTAGGGGATAAATATGTAGCCACGGCAAAAAATGTTTTAGTAGATCCGATTGCGGAACCGGTTGGGCGTTTAGTTGATGATCCGGGAGAGTTCGCAAAAAATATAGCCATGAACCCTACTAATTTATGGGATGATGTGTTTTTACCGGTTGGTATGATTAAAGGCGCAACACCTAAAAAGGTATCTGGCGCCATTGGCGAACGTGTGGGGCGTGTTGGTGAACATATCAAAGAAAAGGCATCTAATGCATTTGAAGATATAGGGGAACGCTTTAATAAAGAAGAACCGCATATGCAAGAAGGGGTTATGTATAACGCATTTGAAGATATACCAGTACCGGAAGAATCAGCGGTTGAACCGCGTGCGTATTCCGAAGATGCATTGAACGACCAAGCCTTTGAAGGTGAAACAGGCAATATCCAAGCGGATATATACAACCGATACCGTCAAAACGGTTTGAGCGATGTTGAAGCAGCTGGCATGACCGGGAATATCGGTGCGGAAAGTAGTTTCAACACCACTGTAACAAGTGGCGATGGTTACGGATCCCGTGGGTTAGTTCAATTTACTGGAGATAGATTAAACGGCGAAAACGGTTTGTTAAAATTTGCAGAACGTAATGGGTTGGATCCGTGGGATTGGAGAACGCAAGTCGATTTCAGCGTATGGGAATTGCATAACACAGAAAGTGCTGCACTAGAAGCGATGCGCGCGCACCCAGAAGCAACACCGGCGGAAATGGCAAAAATCATTCGTGAATACTATGAAAGACCAGACCCAGCAGTTGCACGTGATAATGTTCGCGCGGAAATTGCGGAAGATACATTTAAAGGCAATTATGGGAGATATGAAAATGGGCCACGTGATACATCATTTAAAGATAGTAGCCTAGATCCCAACCGAACATCACATGAAGAACCGTTTAGGGATGAGTTTATAGAACGTGATGCGGTAAAAGGAGAAGAACCGCACACAGATTTGAATAGTTTCGTTGAAAATACCGAAAAGAAATCAGTTAAAAACGATGATTTAGGTATAAACTATCAAAGCGAAGGTGAAACGGCTCGTACAGGCGAAATAAACGAATTTCAGCCTAAAGACAGCATAAATACTGACTTTGTAGAGAATGAAACACCTAGAATTCAAGAAAATGCGATTGAAAATGATGTAAATAGTAAATTTAGGTACGAAGAAGATGCGCCAAACGTAAGTTTGAAAAATGCGATTGATGAATTACCACTAAAAGCACGTGAAACAATCGTCAACGAGTTAAAAGACGTTGTTAAAAATGATGCATCTGAAACACGATTGACCGAATTAGAAAATAAAGTTCATTCTAATACAGAAATCTTGAAAGATTTAAACAAAGCAACTAAGCCAGATATTCCTAAAACGGAACTGGATGCGGTTAAGGCAAGATTATCTGAAAGCCTAGACGTACCGGTTGAAAGTTTGAACCATGAATATATGGAAACAGTTCGCCGTGATCGTGCTGCCGAACTAATTGCAGATACGCAAGAATTAAAGTTAATGCAAGCGGAACCTGTAGAAGGTGGCGTGAGCAAATACGCACAACAACCAAGCCAGCTTTTAGACAATGCAACGCATGAGCAAATACACGCTGCAGTTGTAAAAGCCTTTGACGGTAACGAAGCAATGGCAAATCGCTATTTGGAAAGTAAAGGTGTAAAAAAATCTAATATTGTAGATAGCAATTTACAATATAGCATGAACCCATTAGAACAAGCTGAGGGTAGAGGAGCCGGTGAAGTAAAAGATATTAGGCGCAATGTATCACGAAAAGAAATTATTAATACTATTAATAATTTATTCGACCAAAGAGTAAAATCTGGACGATTAGGTAAAAAAGGTGCCATGGGTTGGTATAATACAAAGACTCAGGTTATCCGCTCCGGAAACTGGGGTGATATTCGCACATTATCTCACGAATTAGGGCATCACATCGATAATTTATATGGATTTAGTGATGAACATAGTTCGATAGGATTACAAGCCGCTATTGATAAAGATTTATTAGGGCAAGTGCGACAACGGTTCGGTAATGCGTATAATCATTTGGATAGACAAGGTGTACGACAAGAAGGGTTTGCCGAATTTTTTAATGATTATATTGGAGATAGAGCAAGAGCCAAAAAGTTATTTCCTACTTTTTATAATTACTTCAAAGAAACTATTAAAAATGATAAGGAACTTAATGCGGCTGTTGATAAACTATCTAACGTTACTCATAAATGGTTTAACCAATCGAGTGCCAACCGTATCAAAGGTTCTATTTCATTTGAACGTACCTCTAAAGCAGAACGTATCATTACGGATGCTAAAGACGGTAATATTAAAGATACCATTAAACGTGTAGCAAGTGATGTCTATACAAAAGCTATTGACGAACTCAATCCATTGCGTGAAATGGTTGAGGAAGTGGAACATATCACAGGTGAAAAAGTAGCATTTAAAGACAATCCATTTATGCAAGCGTGGTTGTCTCGTGGTTGGGTAGGCAAAGCAGAAGAATTTATTAAGCGTGGGAGACCTGAAAAGGGCGTTCGTTCGTTTGAGGATATTATTAAGGATATACCTCAAAAAGAGCATAAAGATTTTAGCGCCTACCTTGTAGCGCTACATGATTTAGACCTACACCGTAATGGACAAATGGCTACATTTACATTGAAGGAGGATTTAGCGACCGTTAAGCAGTACGAAAAAAATCCTACATTCAAAAGTGCTGCTAAAGATATTCACCGTTTTCAAGATTATATGCTTGCAGAACTTGTTAATAATGGGATATTAAAGGTAGAAACATACCATTTATTGAGATATAAATACCCTAATTACGTCCCATTTTTCCGTGATTTTTCGGCAGAGAGTATGGATGGGTTCTTTTCTAGTTCTAAAGGGTTTGTTAATGTAGCTAATCCTATTAAACGCTTCAAAGGTAGTACACGTGATATTATTGATCCGTTAGAAAGCATCGTAAAAAATACATACCAATTCTACAATGCAATCGAGCGAAATCATGTGGGTGTTACTTTTGCCAAATTAGCAAAGAAACCTGGCATAGGAACTATTGTCGAAGAAGTCAGAGGTAATAGACCAGCAAAATCTACCGACAATACATTTTCTGTTTGGGTTAAAGGAAAAAAAGTTGTATATGAAACAACTCCAGAATTAGCACAAACAATGAAAATGATGAATAAGGATACAAGCAATTTTATAACAAAAATATTGCAGTATCCGGCTAGTTGGTTACGTGCTGGTTCTACTGTTACTGCTGGCTTTGCTATCACAAACGCCTTGCGCGATACAATTTCGGCTGGTGTATTTTCTAAACATGGGTTTTTACCTGTAGTTGATACATTTAAAGGGTTAGCGCATTTCTTAAAGAAAGACCAATTATATTGGGATTACGTAAAAAGTGGTGGCGCTCACGCTGCTATGGTAAGCCTTGATAGAGACTATTTGAGCGGACATTTAAGAGAATTATTTTCTCGTAAGTCCACATTGTCAAAAGTTGTAAGAAATCCTATAGAAGTGTTGCGCGCTATATCGGAAGCAACGGAAGTGGCTACCCGTTTAGGCGAATTTAGCAATGCTAGAAAAGGGTATACAGGGTTATATAGCCGTTTAACAAAAACCAATTTAAACCCTAAATCACTAGGCGAAGCATCTATTGCAAGCCGTGATATTACGATTGATTTCAGCCGTACCGGTACACATACTAAGACTGCAAATAAAGTTGTAGCGTTCTTTAATGCGACTGTCCAAGGTGGCGACAAATTAGTACGTGCATGGCGTGATGATCCGAAAGGTATGACGATTAAATCTACTTTGTTTATCACATTACCTACAATCGCATTATGGTATTTGAATAAAGACAACTCGGCATATCAAGAGTTGCCACAATGGGAAAAAGATACATTCTTCCATATTCCAGCTGGTGATAAATTTATAAAAATACCTAAGCCGTTTGAATTAGGGTTGTTATACGGCACTACATTTGAACGTATGTTACAGTATTTTGACGATAAATCAACAGGCAGAAACGGAGTCGGTTTTAAAGGTTTAGGCGACAGAACGATTGATACACTATTGCCGGATGTATTGCCTACGGCTTTGTCTCCGATTTGGGAATGGTGGAGTAATTACTCTAAATTCAGACAAAGAAACATTGTACCTCAATCTCAAGAAAAACTACCGGATAAACTACAGTACGGATCTAATACATCTATGGTGGCTCGTAAAGTTGGCGACACATTCAACGTATCACCGTATAAAGTGGATAATACAATCATGGGTTATGGTGGCAACCTTGCACGATTAGGATTAGACATAACGGATGCTATTGGTGGTGCGAATGAAAAACGCCCTACTAAAGGTGTAACAGAGCTACCGGAAATCCGCCGTTTCTTTGCTAAAACATATCAAAGTAGTGATAGCGTGCAACGTGTCTATGATGATTTTAAGGAGCAAGAAAAACTTCATAATGAACTAAAACTTACAGGGCAGAGACCGGAAGGCTATGACCCTAAGTTATACAATAAACTGAAAAATGCACAAAATTCATTTAAGGCTATTAATAAAGCATCGAAGAAAATTATTGATAGCGAAACCATGTCTAGCGATACAAAGAGGGAAAAGTTAGACAAACTAAATATTCAAAAAGCCAATGTAGCAAGAGGGGTATATGGCTTAGGGATTATAAAGGAGTAATAATGCAAATAGTGTTAGATTTCTTAATCGATAGTTGGAATTCTCTTACAACTAGCTTTATCTTAAAAACAATATTAAGCAGCGTTGCTGCGTTGGCTATATGGGTGATTGGTTTAAAACACGTTCAAATATTGGGCGTGTTTATTTTATTGGTGTTCGTTGATTTGCTCACAAAATGGGCGAGCATCGCTTACAAAATGTTGGTTGATGAATTCGGATATGATCCGGAGAAAATCGCCACGTGGGAAAAATATCGGGCCATACCGATTGCATTTGAAAAAAAGCTTATAGCATCTAAATATATGCGAAAAGGGTTCATAGGTAAGGTAATGACATATGTGGCGGCTACAATAGCCGCTATTTTATTTGATGAAATGAGCGGTCAAAGACAATTTGCCGTATCGCTAGTGTGGCTATATTTAGGCTCGTCTGAATTCCTATCTATTCTTGAAAATTTAAGAGACGGCGGTAACGTTTCTATGGGAAAGTTTTTAGATTTGATTAGAACTAAAATTGAAAATAAGGTTAAATTATGAGGTGAAACATGAGGGGTATCGATGTAAGCGAAAATAACGGCGTAGTGGATTGGGGAGCAGTCAAGGCAAATGGTTTTGACTTCGCTATTATTCGCATCGGTTATGGACGAGGTAATTTAGATAGTGAATTCTATAACAATATCAACGGTGCAATTAATGCCGGTTTAGCTATTGGTGTATACCACTATTCCTACGCTATGGACGAAGAACAAGCAGCAAGCGAAGCGGAATTCGTAATTAACACACTCAATGATGCCGGATTGACTGTGGATAAGTTACCTATGGGCATCTGGTTTGATATGGAAGATGCGGACGATTACAAGGCAAATCGTGGCATGCCAACAGACCAACAACTAACAAATATTTGTAGCGTGTTCATCAATAAGTTGTGGCAAGCTGGATATGGAAACACAGGCCTATACGCTAGTTATGATTGGCTAGTGAATGTATTAGACGTTAGCCAGTTAGGCGGTTGCGCTATTTGGTGCGCACAACTTAATAGCCAATGTGATTATGACGGTGCTAATCTATGGCAATATACATTTACCGAAAACATTGAAGGCAAAGAGTTTGATGCCGATTTGGTATTGAACTGGCCTATTTAGGGGGTATTTATGGATACTATCATTCAACTATTAAGGCGATATGCACCGATTATTACCGTAGCATTACTTATGCTATTAGTGGTAGTCGCTGGTTTATTCGCTTATAACGTGATGCATACTAAGAAACTACAGGATCCTGTACTTTTAAATCAAGCAATCGTAAAAAACCCACAGAAATTAGGGGAAGCCTTAAATGTAACGCCAAAGACAGCTAAGGAAGTTATTGCATATAGGGAAACGACACAACCTGTAATAACATATTACACGCAAGCGCCAACGCTACATGATGCGGCAGTAGTTACGAAAAACGCTATCAAAGATAAATCGCCGAATATTCCACCGGAAGCTATTGAAAAAAGCGATAGAACCGCAGTTGTAGAAAATACAGATGAACAAAAGGTTGATGTATATAAAATCAACCTTAATAAAGCACATCGCATAATGGGCGGCGTTACTGTATTAGAAACTGGTAAAATCTACGAAACGGTAGGGTATCAAGCTGGCGACTTTCAAAGTTTAGCGCATTTTGAAGGTAAGCATTTCAAAGGGGCCAGCGCTTTATATACGTTTGCGAAATGGTAGGTGATCCGATTATCTCCGCGCCGTACGGTTTACGGTATATTGTAATTCATTTAATGAAAGGGTATATGATATGAAAACATTTGAATTTGAAGGCAAGAAACATGAATTTGCGGAAGATATTACGCCAAAACAAGACGGCTTATATACCGCAACACTCACAGATCATAATAACGTACGTTGTGAAATGTGGTTTGTAAACGGCGAATTGAAACGCCTTGTTGAATTAGATTAATAATAAAAGGGGTACCATAGCGGTACCCCTCTTTTTTTATTTGCCGTCAAAAAATCGTCAAAAATTCATTTTGAAATATAATATTTTCTGTAATTTGTTTAGAGTGGCCACAATGAAAAACTTTGATTATTACAACGTATTTTGAAATTTGAAATAAAATTAAGCGATATAACCTTTTATGATTGACAAGAATGTTGACACACCTCCAACAGTAGAAAATTTATATAAGGAAGGATATCTTACTGAACATGTTAAGACTGCAAAAGGGAAGGAATATACTATTACTTATGAAGTTGTCAGTGGTGGGACTTCAAAATCTGTTGTTGTTAAAGCACCTAATGAGCCTTAATTAACTTGTATAGGTTATGAATTATATACATTAGTTATATGAAAGGA